ATGGGATCAGACGGACGGGTACACGGTAAGGTAATCACTAACGGGGCTGTTACAGGCCGTATGACGCACTCTAAGCCTAACATGGCTCAGATCCCCAATGCAGGCAGCTTGTATGGCCCAGAATGCAGACAATGTTGGACGGTAGAAGATGGTAATGTATTGGTTGGTTGTGATGCTAGCGGTCTTGAGCTACGTATGCTTGCTCACTACATGAAAGATGAAAATTATGTCAGAACTGTCACTGAGGGATCATCTAAGGATGGAACAGATGTTCACACAGTTAACCAACGAGCAGCGGAACTCGCTACACGAGATCTTGCTAAAACTTTTATCTACGCCTTTCTATATGGAGCGGGAGATGCGAAGATTGGTTCTATCGTTGGAGGCAGTGCAAGAGATGGGGCACTCCTCAAGGACAAGTTCCTCAAGCAAACCCCAGCCCTTGGACGACTCCTATCGACAGTCTCTAAGTACGCTGCGAAAGGCTTTGTACCTGGGTTAGATGGTAGACGCATCTGGGTGCGATCTGAACACGCAGCCCTGAACAGTCTCCTACAAGGTGCAGGGGCTATTGTGATGAAGAAGGCACTCGTGATTTTTAATGATAAAATCAAGATCAACAAGTGGCCTGTAAAGATGGTAGCCAATGTGCACGATGAGTGGCAGTTTGAGGTTCCTAATCAGTTGGCTGAGGTGACTGGAGAGGCTGCAAAGCAGTCCATCATTGAAGCTGGTGTCTTTTACAAACTACGTTGTCCACTGGACGGAGAGTACAAATATGGAGCCAACTGGCGATCTACCCACTGATTACGATGCTAGAATCGTGATTGATGTCAAGGATACAAGTTTTATGGTGTCGCATACAAGCAACATTGAGATGGATCAGATCTACATGATTCTTCTAGCTGCTGTAGAATACATCGAAGAGCACGAGTTTGAGCTTAACAAAGCTAGGACTCTGAACTGACAGCTTGGAAAGACAAGCAACTTTATTAACTTTCAAAGGAATTGAAAAATGAGTGATCTGAAACCCGTTAAAATCTCTGGTGAGCTGTTCTGGACCAAATGGATGGCTGAATTCAATAAAGCTTTTAACACTGACAATGATCGTTACGAATGCACCATCGGTAACATTACTGATTCTGATGTGGCTAAGTTGACTAGCCTCGGTATACGTGTCAAGTACAAGGATGCAATGGGCAACTTCATTGTGGTCAAGAGTAAGTTCTTGTTTAAGCCTGAAGATAAAGACGGCAAGACTGTTGCTGTTGATGCTCTTGGTAATGGTTCTAAATGTGAGGCTCTCGTGAGCGCATACAAGCACAAGATGAGTGCCAAGTATGGCAATGCTCCCAGCATCGTAGGGAACTCTGAGAAGACGTTCCTGACGGTTACAGAGGTGAAGACCTATGTGCCTGATGCTAAACAAGAAGATGATGACGTCCTCTGATCTACCTAAAGTAGCCCTCATTGACGCAGACGTTATCGTTTATCGGGTAGCGTTTGCGTCTGAGGAGGAAGACGAAGAGATCTGCTTTGCGAGAGCAAAGGAACTCATCTTTGAAATAGTTTATACGGAGTTAAACTGCGATGACTATAAAGCCTATATCACCGGCAAAGGGAATTTTCGACAAATGGTGGCGGTCACAGCTCCCTACAAAGGAAACCGAAAAGACTTCCAAAAGCCAAAGCACTACGATGGACTCAGAGCCTACCTCCAGCGACTCGGAGCAGAACTCGTTGAAGGACAAGAAGCCGATGACGCCATCGCCATCGAAGCTACGAAAGAGCAAGACAGATGCTGGATAGTCTCGATTGATAAAGACTTCGATCAGGTCCAAGGATGGCACTATAACTTCGTCAAGAAAGAGAAGTACTACGTCACCGAGGATGAAGGAATCCGTAGTTTCTACACTCAGATTCTGACCGGAGATCGAACTGACAATATCATTGGTATCAAAGGCATTGGTCCTGTCAAGGCTGAGAAGATCCTGGCAGACTGTAAAACAGAAAGGGAACACTATGATGCGTGTGTTAAAGCGTATGATGGGAATATTGAGCGAGTTACCGAAAACGGTGTATTGCTATGGTTAAGACGCCATCCAGACCAACTGTGGCTTCCACCTTTACCCTCGCAGGATTCGAGTGGACAGTCAGGTACGTTGAGGGAATTACCGAGTATGGACTCTGTAACCCCAGTACCCAAGAAATCATCATCCGATCAGGAATGAATGAACAGATGACGCAACAGACCTTCTTCCACGAGCTGGTTCATGCAATTCTGTTCACGATGGGTAAGACTAACCATGATGAAGAATACACCGATGCTTTTGGATCTTTCCTGCATCAATACGAGAGGACTAAAGCTTGAAAACAAGTAGTGCAAAAGCAAAGGGACGGAACCTCCAGAAGTGGGCAGCAGCAAGGCTCCTAGAGTTTGCACCAGAGCTTGAAGGGGACGATATTAAGTCAACCTCAATGGGTGCAGGTGGAGAGGACGTAATGCTGTCTCCTGCGGCTCGTAGAATCTATCCGTGGCAGATTGAATGTAAGAGTTATGCTCGTATCGCTGTGTATGACTTCTACAATCAAGCCTGCTCACACGGGACACATGAGCCTGTTGTCTTTATCAAACAGAACCAGTGTAAGCCTCTTGTGATCGTAGATGCTGAATACTTTGTAAGGAGTTTTAGAAATGGAACTAAACCTGATTAAAGAGAATGAAGACGGTTCGGCGGATTATGCTTTTGATCTCACCAAAGAAGAACAAAACAACATCATCCGTTGGGCAATTATGCAAGCAATAATGAAAGCAGCAGAGGAAGGAATTAAGTATGACCCAAGTAAGCTTGATGTGGGTGACACCACAAGCGGAGGAGAAGATAGCGTACATGGCTCGGGTAAGCAATCCAGCGAACCAGATCAATCAGGGGACGGCTTCAAAACTTCTCAAGTACTTGGTTAAGAACAAGCACTGGAGTCCGTTTGAAATGGTCAACGTCTGCATGGAGATTGAAACCACCAGAGACATTGCTCGTCAGATCCTGCGTCATCGTAGCTTCAGCTTCCAAGAGTTCAGTCAACGCTATGCAGTTGCAGAGGCTTTTGAGAGGCGTGAGTGTCGTAAGCAGGACGTTGTTAATCGCCAGAATAGCCTAGCCTTGGATGTTTATGGCAATGACGAAGACCGTTACTTGGCTACTTGGTGGGATGAAGTTCAGAACCGTATTACCAAAGAGGTTGAGTTTCTGTATCAGTCTGCCATCAGCAAGGGAATCGCTAAAGAAGTGGCCCGTAGCTTGCTTCCTGAAGGTCTTACAGCGTCTCGAATGTACATGAATGGAACCTTGCGTAGCTGGATTCATTACATTGACATTCGTTGCGATAAGGCAACACAGAAGGAGCATCGTGGAGTAGCGGAACAATGCCGAGATATAATCTTTGAGCAGTTTCCTTCAATCGAAGAGGTATTAAATGAATCTTGAAGATTATTTTCATTCAATTCAACAGGAGAAACTTATGATTCAAAAAGACACGGAAATGACGATCAACATCTATCAGGATAATTCAGACCTGGAAGATTTTCCTAATCAGCACATTAATCATCGACTGACGTATTCCGGCCCTACGTGGGTGCAGATGCTTGAGGATGTGATTCGGACGCTAGAACTGCACTTTGGCTACTCTATAAAGGATCAAGTCTACTATGCAGTAAAGTGTCCTGTGTTTGACCATAATCTATCTGCTGCCCCAGGCCGTGAAATGCACCAAGGAGAGTTCTTGAAACTGCTTAAGAAGCATCCAGAACTCAACAATGGCGGTAAGCATATGCCGTGGGACCGGGAATGAGAATACTTGTCATACCAGATTGTCAAGTCAAGCAAGGTGTTCCTTTGGAGCATCTTACTTGGGCTGGTCAGGCTATTGCGGATTATCGGCCTGACGTTGTGGTTAACATCGGGGACTTTGCTGATATGCCTAGTCTGTCTTCCCACGATATTAAAGGATCTAAGTATTTTGAAGGTCTTAGGTACAAGTCTGATGTTGACATTACGAAACAGGCTATGAAGATGCTTCTAGCGCCTCTCAAAGACCTACAAAATCGTCAGAAGAAGAACAAGGAAAAGGTCTATAAGCCTCGCATGGTGCTCACCTTGGGTAACCATGAGAACCGCATTGATCGAGCTGTTAACAACAATCCGACCCTTGATGGGTTGATCTCAACAAAGGACTTAGGTTATGAATCTGACTGGGAAGTACATGGGTTCCTACATCCTGTTTTCATTAATGGTGTTGGTTTTAACCATTACTGGCCTGTTGGCGCTATGGGACGCCCTGCCGCATCTCCTGCTGCTATCATTAGTAAGCTACATATGTCGTGCATTGCTGGACACCAACAAGGAAAACAAGTCGCCTATGGTAAACGAGCTGATGGGCGACCTATCACAGCTATTGTGGTTGGTAGCTATTATCTGCATGATGAGAGCTACATGGATCAGCTTAGTAACCGTCATTGGCGGGGTCTTCTCGTAATGAACGAGGTTGAAGACGGACACTTTGATGAGATGTTTTTGAGTATCGAATACTTGGAGAAAAAATATGGACGCTTGGACTCCGTTCCACAGGATAACTAAGGAATCAATCGAGGCATATACGCAGTCACTGAACCTATCTGAAGAAACGCCCCAAAAAGGTGCTAATTCTAAACAAATCGCTGGAAGTCACTATAGTGACAAGGAAATCCAGCCTTGGGACTTCATTTATGCAAATAACCTTGGCTATTTTGAGGGAAACTGTGTAAAATACGTGTCCCGTTGGAAAGACAAGGGCGGTATAGATGACCTCAAGAAAGCCATCCACTATCTTGAAAAGCTGATTGAACTAGAACAAGGAAAATAATGACCCCGTACCAGACTTATATTGCTAAATCCCGATACAGCCGATTCCTAGACGATAAAGG